CACCTGCCATGAGTTTACGACCCAGGCGATCAACCATGTCATTGGTATGAAACGTGATAAACAAGGTATCAGCGTTTAAGAACAAACCAAATTGGCTTAGATCAAAGTCCTGGTCGCTTACATTGTAAGAGCCGCGCAGTTCATATACAGTGGTATCATAGATGCGATCACGGTTCTCCATGAACAGCACGTCTTGGATGTCTAGTTCAGAAATAACATCCTTTTTTGCCAAATTAGGCTGTGCAGGATCACCAGTTTCACCTTGAGGAGCAGGCCCAAGATACTTGTGGATCAAAATGGTAGTGCCGCCAGCATCAATGGCTTCGCGGATTACGCGATCCTGGAAATGGTAATCTTGTGTTTTGGCGTTGTTCCAAAGTTGAATTCTAGGCATTGTTTTCCTTGGACCATTATGGTCCACTTTTTGATGTGCTATTTACCGGTCTTGACACGCAAACCAATATGCAGTATAATTAGCCTAGTGTTCATAGAAAGGAACCCCTGCAATGGCCCTAGCAACCAAGCGACGCAAGACTACTACAGCAAACGCACCTGTTTTTGAACCAGTGCATCAGGCCCGAGATTTGGCTCAACGTCCGGTATTCAAACTCAAGGCCATTAAAGTGCCAGCCACGGAAATTCGAGCCTCTGGCACCGAAGAACCGCCAATTCCGTTGGACCGTGAAATGACTGACAGTGAACTGGCTCGCATGTTCAACTGGTATAACTACCTCTGCGATAAAAAAGACGCCAGAGAGTGGACCGAGCAGTTGGCTATGGCATATCCACGCAGAAAGCATCTTGTGGCTCGCTACAAGCGCATGCCAGACTGGCAGTTTTCTACCACCATTGGTTGGTTGTCACGTATTATCATGCGTGGTGGACATATTCCTTTGCGTTCATTGCGTTATGTGGTCAAGACCATGCGTGAAATGGAAGCACAATATCAGAAGTTCACAGCCAACACGCCACAGCCCACTGAAGCCGCGGCACCAGTCAAAGAACCACCAAACATTCAGGCTCGCTTGGAAGAAAAGTTAAGTGAGGTCATTGGAGAAATTGAAGGAGCAGTTGATGACTATTCAACTCAAAAGAAAGCATTTGACACCTACAAGTTTTTGCAGTCCACTAACCTTGCCGCTAACTTTGCATCTCGAGTAGGCGATGCATTTGTGCGCCGTATTGCAGAACTTGAGGAATACCTAGAAGGTCGCGATAGCCAACTGCTGGAAGCCTATGCACATCTTGGCAAGCGTGGTGCCAAGGACATGATCAAGTTTTATCAAAGCATCATTGATGGTGCCAATGCCTACAAGACTGCTAAGATTGCTACTCGTGCCAAGCCTAAGCGCAAGCCTGTGCCGCCAGAAAAGGTTGTGCGTAAACTCAATTACCTCAAGCAATTCGAAGAGTTGAAGTTGACCAGCATTGACCCTCGCGATATCCTTGGTTGCACAGAACTTTGGATCTACAATACCAAGACACGCAAATTGGGTCGCTTTGTGGCTACAACTCATGGAGATGCAGTGATCGCCCCATTGGGTGTCAAGAACAGCAACATCACTGGGTTTGATGAAAATAAGAGTGTGGCCAAGACACTACGCAAGCCTGCAGAAAAACTTGCTGAGTTTAAGACACAAGGCAAACCAGGGCTACGCAAGTTTATGGACACCATCAAGAGCGTAGAAACCCGGTTGCGCCCACGCATTTCCCCAGAAACCATCCTCCTCCGCGCCGTCAAGTAGGTTTTACACCAGTGCCTCCGGTAAATAGCAACCGGAGGCACACTAATGGCGGATACTACACAACGCAACAAAGCACAAAAATACATTGAACTAAACCTCGGCGGAGGGATGGTTGATGTCGAGTTGGACAAAGAACACTACGACATGGCCATTGACAAGGCTGTATCAAAATACCGCCAGCGTTCAAGTCGTGCAGTAGAAGAAAGTTTCATGGTATTAAACTTTACACCTGGCGAGAATGTTTATACCTTACCTGATGAAGTTTTAGAAGTTCGTAGCGTGTATCGTCGTAGTTCCGGCGGCATCTCAGCCAGTGCCACCGACTTTGAACCATTTGAAGCCGGCTACCTTAACATGTATATGCTAAATGCCTCCAAAGGCGGCGGCCTTGTTTCTTTTGAACTTTACATGGGTCACAGAGAAATGATGGGCAGGATGTTTGGTGCCAATGTAACTTTCACTTGGAACCAGGTAACTAAACAACTCAACCTGCATCGCTACATTCGCAGTGACGAAGGTGTAATTTTACATACCTACAATCACAAGCCTGACGAAGTGTTATTGTCAGACACCAGTTCGGCACCGTGGATCAAAGACTATGCATTGGCCACTGCCAAAATGGCACTGGGACAGGCTCGTAGCAAATTTGGTCAGTTGGCTGGCCCACAAGGTGGTGTTCAGTTAAACGGCAACGACTTGATTACTCAGGCACAGGCCGAAATTGAAAAACTTGAAGAAGATCTCAAAACCTATGCTGAAGGTGGAACACCCTTAGGCTTTATCTTTGGATAATCGTTGACAAACTCAGTTAGTCATGTTAAAATTCTAACATGACTAAAATTATTGGCATCTGCGGCTTTATAGGTTCCGGCAAAGACACAGCCGCAGATTATCTTGTGAACTTCCACGAATTTCGCAGAGACTCATTTGCCGCTACTCTCAAAGATGCTGTGGCCGCAGTATTTGGTTGGGATCGAGAACTGCTTGAAGGCCGGACCAAACAAGCCAGAGAGTGGCGAGAGCAAGTAGACCCGTGGTGGGCAGAGCGTTTAGATATGCCTACGCTGACACCACGTTGGGTGTTGCAGTGGTGGGGCACAGAAGTATGTCGCAAGAGTTTTCACGATGACATTTGGATTGCTAGTCTAGAACACAGGCTACAAAGCACACAAGACAGCATTGTAATTTCAGACTGTCGTTTCCCCAACGAAATACGGGCTATTAAAAAATCAGGTGGCCAAGTAATTTGGGTGCAACGTGGTAGTTTACCTGAATGGTATGATCTTGCTGTTCGTGCTAATTCTAATGATCAGTCAGCAAAAGCAGAATTGGTAAGTAAAGGTATACATGCCAGTGAAACCGCCTGGGTTGGCACACAGTTTGACCAAGTAATAGACAACAATGGCACTATAGAGCAACTCTATAAACAATTGTCCAGCATTGTCCAGTAAACCCCAAAAAACCGCTGTTTCTATAAATAGGCCCATTTTTAAGCCCTAACGACTAAATATCACCGAGCAAGGGCTGATGCCCAAGAATACATATCGGAGATATAACATGCCTCAACTCGTTTCCCCAGGCGTCAGCGTATCAGTAATTGACGAAAGTGCATACGCTTCAGCCGGTAACGGAACCGTGCCAGTCATCGCCGTTGCTACCAGATCTAACAAGGCAGCACCTGACGGCACTACAGCACTTTACACCACTGCCGCGTATGCTAACAAACCACTGACACTTACAAGTCAACGTGAACTTGTTCAGTTGTTTGGCGAGCCTAAATTTACAATTGTTGACGGAACAGCAGTTCAAGGTCACGAACTCAATGAGTATGGACTATTAGCCTCTTACTACTACCTAGGAGTTGCTAACCGTGCAATCATCATTCGCGCAGATTTAAACATGGAAGAATTGGAACCATTGGCAGAAGCACCAAATGGTCCCCCAGCCGCCAACACATTTTGGCTTGATACCAGTGCTTCATCATGGGGCCTATTTGAAGGCGACGGCAGTAACTGGGTTGCCAAGGCAGTAGAATTGTTCGACGGTGTTCCATTTGGCGGCAGCGACGGCGACTATGCTCTTGACATTTCAGACGTAACCAAAGAATTTTATAAAAACGTTGCAGGCGATTGGAAGAAGGTAACTTCAGCCGCATTGGGCAAAACTGTTACATGTTCACCACATTATCAGTATCCAACACCAACATTGGGCAATGTATGGTTCAAAACAACAAGCCCCAACAATGGTCTAAACCTTGTTGTTAAAAAATACAGCGCATCAACCAAGTCATGGGCAATCCAAACAGTAGGACCAAACAATCCTGATCAGCGAGTTGCATTTGGTAGCGACTCTGATGCTACTGTGGCATTTGACACAGCACTAACAGCCGGTGACATTTATGTATTGGTAACATCGGGCACCGAAGCAAAATTTGCATTGCGTCGTTACACCAGTTCATGGGGCACTATGGATTATGAAGTGTCTCCAACAGCACCAGTAGGCGATACAACTGATGGTCGCTTGTGGTATGATGCTGGTGATATTTGTGACATCTATCGCAAGACATCTGCAGGTTGGGAGCCAGTGGGCGCAAGTAATATCACTGTTGACACCATTGAACCAATCAGCCCTGGCGTAAACGATGTATGGGTTGACACCAATGACATGGCCAACTTCCCAGTAATCAAAGTTTACGATGGTCTAGGTTGGGTCCAACACGATAACGCAGACCAAACAACACCAAATGGTGTGTTGTTTGCAGATTTAACATCATC